ATGTCAAGCTCACGCTTCTTTTCAGTCGACTCGCCCAAGGCCGTCAAAGCCCAAGGCTACGGCTACCTAAACGCTATCAACTACATGGCCCCCGCGTCAACGGCCGGCGTCGGAAACCTTTGCCCCCACGCCAGCGCGGGCTGCTTGGCCCTGTGCCTTGGATGGTACAGCGGACAAGCAGGCATGCTCGCGAACGATAAGCTCGAGACAGGCACAAACGCGGCCCGCGCCTCGAGACAGCGCAAGGCGCGTGAATTCATGAACGACCGTGCGACGTTCATGTCTCACATGGTCAAGGCGATATACGCTTGCGAGCGCCAAGCCAAACGGCGTGGCCTCAAACTCTGCGTTCGCTTGAACGGGGCGACCGATATTGGATGGGAGGGCATACGGATTGACGCGGCTAGTTTGGCCACGTTTCCCATCGTTCGGGACATGCTGAGTGGCGTTGAGCACCCGAATGTGTTCGCCATGTTCCCTCACGTTCAGTTTGTTGACTACACGAAGTCGGTCAAGCGGGCTTTGCGCTGTGCGACCGATAAGACCTGGCCATCGAACTATCACCTGACGTTCAGCCGTTCGGAGACAAACGAGGCGGAATGCCTTCGGGTGCTTGAGGCCGGCGGGAATGTTGCGGTGGTTTTTGGGGACGGCATGCCTAGCCTATACGCCTTTGAGAACAGCGACCGTCACTGGCGAGTGGTTGACGGCGATAAGCACGATTTGCGGCATTTGGACCCGAAGGGCGGCGTGATCATTGGGCTTTCGCCTAAGGGGCGCAAGGCGAAGTCTGATACGTCGGGCTTTGTGGTGCGGCTATGATGCTGGCCTTAGCTTTGGCATTCGCCGCGTTCGCATTGATTGCGGGGTACGTTTGACCGCTTGTAATTGACACTTGGCGCTGGATTTGGTTCACTCTGAATCCGGCGTTGAGTCTGTCTCCGTTGGCCTCCCGATATAGCTAATCAGGGAACCAAAGTTTTTTGGTTACTGGTATCTAATCGCCTCCAACTTACGCGCGTGAGATTTTTATTTCGGTACTACCGCACCTGCGAACAAAAATGGTGCACTGCGGTAGTACCGTTCTTCATGTTCTCTCGCGTGTAGTTTTGTTTGATTCTGATACCTATAACTGATAAACAATGATTCCCTGCATAGTCTGTGAGGAAAAATGGAAAATCCGTTTGCCGATATTGTGGAAAGCCAAATAGCAAGAACTAATCAACGAATGCTATTTGAAGAATTATGCGCTTATCACGCGGCGCTTATGTGTGGAGTTGGGAACGAAGCGGTCGCTATCGCGACCGGGCTCTCTACGCCGACCGTCTCGTACCTTCGCCATGCTGGCAAGCACATTGGAGGCCAGATTCGTTATCCTGCGGTCGCTCGCGAGCGTCGCAATCTGGGCGATGAAGCGTTCGTCCGAAAATACGCGACTCCGCTTATTCGCGATCGGGTTGCGGCCGCTGCAGAGCAAGTTCGGCTTAAACAAACCACGCCGAAGCCCCCCGGCGCCATTCGGCCCAACGCCAAGCGATTCGCCGGCTCGCACCAAGCGACCGAATACGGCGGCTCGAAATGGGAGTTCACTGTTCGCCTTTCGACCGAGCCCCCAGTCGGCTGGCTGTGGGGAACCACGTTCGAACCCGGTCGCGGTCATATCAAGCCCGAGCATATTCGCTGGCAAGGCGATCCCGAGCGCCAAGGCCGTGGCTACGCCACCTCAACCGAGGCCTACAGCGCTTTCATCAACATGATTAATCCGAAGGATTGAGCTCATGGTCTGCCCCTATTGCGACGTCGCTATGCATCCAGGCGCGGCCTTTTGCTCCATCTGCGGTTTTGCGCCGCCTCCCGCTCCAAAGCCGCGCAGTTGCACGCAATGCCGGACGCGCTGGCAGCCGAAAAACGCTCGCCACACTGTCTGTGATCGCTGCAAAAATAAATCGTCCTACTCTCTTGCCAATCGATAGCCACTCATTATATCACTCTTATCGGACTTGGATGGTAACTCCGCAACCCCGCGAGAGCCCGCAACGCCAAGCCAGCGCGCCAGGACGGGCGGCGCGCACGCCAAAGCCTATTTGGGCATCCAAAAAATAGCGAGAGCAGCATGACAACGCAAACCAATCTTTACCGCGTAACCACAGGAACAACCTACAATCCGCTTAAGCGAATCCGCGCCGAAAACCGTGAAGACGCTGCTGGGAAGATTGCTGATCGTGTCGCGCGCCTTTGGTATGGGCGCAAGGGCTACTGTCATCATGTGCGTTACGATTGTCGCAGGATGGACAATAGCCAAGCCACCTTCGAGGCGTTTGTCGGCCGTACCGTTAGCGATGGCTGCGAAGGCCGGAATATCTGGATTTATGTCTCGTGAAAGGAAAGGGCGCGCGCGCCTCGTTAGACCCCCTGACCCAAAGGAGCATGCCATGACCGTCTTTCTCGTGACCTACACTGACGACGAGGGCCCTTACGCCCAGGCCTTTTCAACCCGCGCCAACGCCGAGGCGTTCGTCGCCTCGTTCTCTCGCCCCGACGACTTCGTCATCATCGAAACCGTCGTCGATCGCTCGCTTGCCCTCGTTAAGGAGACAACGCCATGACCATCCACTCAACCAACGCCACGGCCGCCGACTATCGCGCCTATACCGACGCCTACCGTGAAGGGCTCAGGATGGCCGCTGGCGACCTCTCGCGCGCCTTTGCCCTCAAGATAGCCGAGACCATGTCCGCGGCCGCTGGCGACGCCTTCCTGGCCGGCTATTACGCCGAGCTTCGCCGGCTGCGAAACTATGTGGACCTAGAGCGATGAACCACGAAACCGACTACACCTATCGACGCGCCGGAGGCGATAGGCTTATGGCCTGCGAGGCTCACGTTCGTCAGGTCAGGGGCGAATGGGTTGTTTCGTTCTTCAACCGTGATCGCAAATTCATCTCGAGCCGCATGATGGCCGATCACGCTAAGGCCGACGCCTACGCGCGCCAGCGATTGGGCTTGCCATGATCAACGAACACGCCGCCAACATCGCCAACCTGGCGCGCGAGATCGCGGCCGCGATGGAAACCTTCCCGCGCCTCAATCAGCGCGACCGGCTGAGCATCACTGCCGGCTGCAACGCCAGGCTCGAGAACCTCGAGCACGCCTTCATCAAGCTTTTGGCTGAGATGCGGGTATCCACAGAAAAACGCTAACACTCACTTGCATAATAATCGATAAGCCCCACATTCGATACTCAAGCGCACGCTCGAGAAAGGATCAAGCCAATGTCCATCACCAACACCGAAACCATCAAAGCGCTCGCCGGCGCGAGGGACGCTACCTTGCGCGCCTCTCTCGCGATTCTGGTCAACGGCGCCGGCAGCCATGTCGAGGATCTGGTTCAGATCCTGGCCGAGGTCATCGATGACCACGCCATGGCCTATGCGCTGCGTACCGGCGACTACGACTACGCCGGAAAGCTCAGCATCATGGCCAAGCACTTGGAAGGCCTCGACGCCTTCATCGACAATTACGATCCAACCCCCGCGGAGTAAAGCAAATGACTTACGATGAATGGAAGCTCGAAACCCCCGAGGACGAATATTACCGCAAGCACGGTTCGCCACGGCGCGGCGTCTATCGCGTCAAAGTAACCCGCGAAATCTTTGCCGAAACCTGGATCGAGGTCGAGGCTTCGAGCGAGGAGGACGCCCTTTTCGACGCTGTGATCGAAGCCAAAAAGATTCCGTTCGCTCAATGGGAGCTTGCTCAGGATGACTACGACACTAACGACGTCGATGGTCCGCCCGAGCGCGATCCAGACGACGCGCGCGACGAGGAGATGGACCGATGACCGAGCTCGACGAGCCGCAATCGTTCGCCCCCGAAGCGCGCGCCGAGGACGAGGTCACATTCGTCCCCAGCGGCAATCGCTTCTCGACTTACGACGAAGCGCTGATGTATCTGATGAGCCTTGTCCTGCAATATCCGTGGATGCGGACGCGCGTCACTCCCTCGACCGATCTGCCCAATTGCGAGTGGATCAATAATCGGATCAAGCCCCTCAAGCCAGGCGACGTTGCGTGATCCTCGCTAGCGCTTATATTGGCTGATCGAGGAGATATGCACAATGGTTGAACTTGACAGAGAAGCCCTCGCTCACGCCAAGAGCAATTCGCGCGACCGAAAGCTTAACAGCGCGGAAAAACTCGCGATCTACGCGTTTACGCTTGAAGGCGTGCCCGCCAAAATCCTGGCCCGCTTGTTCGACGTGCGCGCCAACGCCATCTACTACATCGCCAATTGGGAGCACACTGCGGCGCATCAAAGCGTCAAGGACGCCTTCAATCGCCTTGGCAAGGAGCGCGTCTGGTCCGAGGTCATTACCGAAGAGCAAACCGAACGCGTCAACGCCGATCTGCAAGCCCTCATGAAAGGAAACAAAATCCATGACCGCCGACATCGCCGGATCAATCGCCGTGGCCCTCGCGCTGGACGAACCGGAGCAACTGCTCCAGTACCTGAAACAGCAAGCGATGGCGCGGGCGGAAGCGCAGAGGCCGCTCAACGAGTTCCTGGCTGACAAATGGACCGAGGTCGCTGAAGGCCTCGCCAAGACCGAAACCGAGCTCGAAAATGTCAAGAGACGGCCCGCCGCCTAAGCGCGGGCGCTCCGACTACGAGGATTACTACTGGGATCTATGTCGCAAGCTCGCGCCGCGTTATCGCGACTGGGACAATCGCGCCTATGAAGCCACGCTCCAACTTCTGATGTTCGACCATCCGGGCAAAACCGAGGTCGATTGCGTCATTGCGCTCGCCAATATGGATTTGTACGCGCCAGCGTTGTCGTCCGAGTCTCGATAAAGATTTCAGGGATAGCGCGAACCGACTCTCTTGCCCCCAGGCATGGCTGGGGCGCATCTTCGGGCCCAACGCTAAGCCCAGGATGCGCCCCTCAACCAAACCCCGCGAGAGAACGGTTGCCCCGCCAATCTAACCCCCCGCCGCCGCATCTGCAACCCGTGGACGACGAGGCGTTTTTCCTAGACATCCCCGAAGAGCAAAAGCCGGCGATCATGGAGCAGCGGCTCTATACCCGCACCGCCTGGCGGCAACTCGGCTCGGCTGCCCATTATTGCCTGCCCCGCGGCGACGAGCGGATTCCCGGCGATGATAATGACGACGGCGAACAGCTCCACGTTACCGATCCGGATCTCGATATTTGGCGCAACGATCCGCGTAAGCAGCGCTTGAATTGCGCCCTATTCCTGCAGCAAGGCGTGGTCGAGGTCACCTTTTTCGGCTCTGACCAGACGCTGAACCAGTGCTTTTTCGCCGCCTGCGCGGCCCTGGGGCTCAGCGCGAGATTCGCTTTCGGCAAGCGCTCGCGGCCGATTGCAACCTCGATCCTGTTCAAGCTGCGCGACGACGAGGCCAAGCGGCTCGATGACGACTACTCAAGCTTCAAGCCAAAGGCCTTCACGCTCGACGCCGCGCGCCGCGGCGTGGTCATCCGCTACGCCCCGCCGGTCACCAGGAGCTCCAAGGGCAAACCCGTCACCACGCTCATGCCAGGGAGCCTCGTGTGGGCCCCGAACGGCAAGGACTATGATCCCATCGAGTGGCGCGACGAGGTCGGCCAGGGGCTGTCCAAGCCCCGGGAAACAGCCCCTCCGCTGGTCGAGTACTTCGCCATCCTGCGAGCGACCGCCTACGCCAGCATCCTCAACATCGTCTCCCCCAAAGCCTGGGACGATTACGCGACGCGCCGAGCGTTCTGCGAGTGGCTCGCTCGAATGGTTCGCGACGGCCAAGCGATCAACCAGAACGTCGCGTTCTCGAAAGCCTCGCGCGCCATCGTTGCCGATCCGACGCACGCCGAAGCGGTCATCAGACTCATCTGTTCGCGCTCCGGGCAACTGGTCGGCCACGAGGAATGCCTGGGGTTCTTCCAGTTCGCTCGCCGGCGGCTCGAGGCCGATCCGAGCCGCGTCGATGTCGCCGGCTGGTCGGCGCTCGCTCGCATGTTGGGCGAGGAAGCTCAGAAAGCGCTGCGCGGCGTGCTCAACGTCGGGGCCGACTCAAGCCTGCTTGAGGACTTTGCCGAGCGGTATCTTTTCCACTCTCGCTCTAACGAATTTATCGACCGCCAAGCCTTCCGCGAAGGACAGAGCCAATTCATTTTCGGCAAAGACGGCCTCCTCCTTCGCCACGCCCCCGACCTTATCCAGACCAAGAAAAAGCCGGTCGAGGCGTTCCCAATCTTCATCAAGTCGAAGCTGCGCCAGGACGTCACCGACGTTGAGGTTTATCCCGACCATGCGCCCGGCTCTATTGTTCGCGTTACCCGCGAAGGCCTGACCGTCCCGGACAACGACTATGCGCCCGAGCACTCGCGCCTGATCTTCAATTCCTGGGCTGGACTCTACGTCAGGCCCGCCAAGACCATCGAGGCCGCGCTCCGCACAGAGTGTATCGACAAGCTCGACCACATGCTGGCGCTGGTCACCAATCGGAACACTTCACGCATCGAATGGATCAAAGCTCACTTTGGGTGGACGCTGAAACATCCCGGCCGGAAACAGCAAGTCGCGCTGGTTTGCACCGGCGACCAAGGCACCGGGAAAAGCTTTCTCTGCACCACCTTCGCCCAGGCTGTTTTCGGCAAGTACGCCGACACCGCCAGCGTGCGCGCTCTCGGCGGCCAGTTCTACATCGCCGGCTATCTCAATCGGCTCTGGGTCAGTCATGACGAATTCGTATCGAATTTTGACAATGCGGAAGTCCTCAAGAGTCTGATCCGAGGCGTCCGGGTTTCCGGCGAGATCAAGGGGCAAGACGCGACCACCTACACCATCTTCGCCAGGTTAGCCTTCACCTCGAACGAAGCCAACCCCGGCATATCCCGCGGCCGCGACGACCGCGGGCTGTTCCAGGTCACGTCGATCTCGCCGCTCACCGAGGGCATGCTGCCGACTGAGTTTAACGATTGGCGGTTACGCGAGATTCAGCCGTTCTACGAGGCGTTCGATGAGTTCCTGCGCCGCGACGACGTGCGCCAGGCTTATGTTCGGATCCTGATGGATCACGCGCCGTCGAAGATGTCCGAGGTCGAGGATCTGACCCATTCCGCGATGCGCGATATCGAGGTGGCGCGCAAGCATCTGACCGACAAGCAGCTGGTCGCCAAGGCTATCCTCGAGGACGGCACGATCCACAGCGGGCACGACATTGCGATGCCCTTCGAGATGCCGCAGCTGTCGACGCGCGTCGTGGCGGTCGTGAAGGATATGGGGCTGCGCCGGATCAACGGCGAGGACATTTTGAGCGAGTTCATCGACGCCGGAATCATCACGCGGCCGCTCGAGGGCTCGCCGTTCCTGTTCAAGTACAAGATAGGGGCTCTGCAACGCCTCTATGGCGACTATCTCGGCGTCCCCTTGCATTCTCGCTGGCGGCTCGATATCAACGACGACATGCCCAACGATTATCAGTATGGCGATCCGATCACGGCGTGGAAGGGACGCGACAAGTGAGGCAGGGGGCCGATCGAGGCGCGTTCAAGGACCGCGGCGACGACCTTTATGAGACGCCGGCGTGCGCCACGCACGCGTTGATTCGGACAGGGATCCTCGATCAGTTTCCAATCATCTTCGAGCCGGCGGCTGGCCGCGGTGCAATCAAGCGCGAACTCCAGCGTGAAGGCTGGCATGTCGTTGCGCACGACCTAGTCGATTACGAGGGCAGAGACGCCGACATTAATGTCGGCATTAATTTCTTCGAAGCCAAACGGCTGCGTTCCCTGGATGCGATCGTCACTAACCCGCCCTATCGCCTGGCCGACCATTTCATCCGCAAGGGGCTCGAGCTCGACGCGCCCGTGATTGTGCTCCTTCGGCTGATGGCGCTCGAGGGCGCGGGCCGTTCCGACATCATGGCGCATCTGCGTCACGTCTTCGTCGGGATCGAGCGCCTGCCGATGATGCATCGCGAGGGCTGGACGGGATCGAAGCTCAAGGTCGGCGCGATGCCGTTCGCCTGGTTTTTCTTTCACCCGGCCAAACGCCACGGCGACATCTTCACCATGTCGCGTATCAGCTGGAGGGACCATGTTGCCGAGGAGCCTGCTCGCCTTACTGCTGATCGCAGCATCGGCGCCAACTGAAGCGCATTGCTACAAGATATGGAAATACCACACACCGCAAATGTGCGGTCAAGGGCGAAACGCGTACAAAGTGTGGCGCGTGTCAGCTTTGCCCCAGCGTGTGTCAGCGTCTGTCAACGTTGCTCCGGAACAAAAAGTGATTGTCCCGACGCTCGAGGTTATCGATTGGGGCGAGCCGGGCGATGAACGATTCAAGGGCATTGTGCTTTTGCGCGCGTTAGGCGATGGTCTGCGGTGATTTCGACCAGGAGTCGTTTCATGGCCCAGCCTCCGCACAAAGCTCCCCCGCCTCCCCCGCCCTTGCGCACGCGCGCCGACGACCATCCGCCGCCCGCAGTTCGCGGCGGTCACATCGAGCCGCACGTCGATCCGCAACACCATCCCGAAGAGCATCCGCCGATCATCGGCGTCAAAGGTCTGCCGATCGAGGACGGCTCGCGCGATCCCGACACCATTGCGGAGATTCAGCGACGAGAGTCGGCCGAGATGGACAAGATAGGCGTCGAAGCCTGGAAGGAAGCGCGCGACGGCCGCGCGCCGGAAGACCGCCCCGGCGGCCGACCGGTCCCTGGCCTTCATGCCGAGCGCGAGGAAGACAAGCAGAAGCAGCTCGAGGGCCAGCGGCGTCATGAGTAACGCCTACGGCGCCGGTTCGCCCCAGGCTGGTCTCAACACTCCTGGCAATATGCCGCCATGGTTGATGAACCTGTGGAACTACGTCAACCCGATGTCGCAGGCGATGGCAGGCGGCGTAGACGACCAGGGGCGACCGACGACGCCAATTGCCGGCGCTCAGGCTAGCGCGCTCAAGGACAGCCTCACGGCTCGTCCTGCGCCACCGGCGATGATGGCCTCAATGGTTGCACGCGGACCTGGCGGCGGCTCCGGCGGTGGGGGCGGGGCAAGCGGAGGATATGATCCCGGCATCAATGCTGCTTTGCATCCTGCGGCAGCGCCGATCGTGCCGCCCGCGGTCGCGGCCTACGCCGGCGGCGGCATCGGCAGCGGCTATCCGACGCCTACCAGCCCACTACCAGCGCCAATTACCCCTTACGATCGACGCGCGCCCACCGGAACGCCTTCGGCCACGCCAAGACCCGATCCTCACGCGCGCCAGAAAGCTGCGGTCGCCGCGGCCGCGCCGCAAGTACCCTGGATCACTGATCTGAACGACCGCCAGAACCTGCCGGCAGGCAACGGCCCGCTTGGCCGTAACGCCCAGACCAAACAGGGCATGCTCGACCTGTCGAAATTATTTAGCCGAACGGGTTGACATAGTTTTATCGAGTGTCTATTTCGTTGCTTAGCGAGTTCGTGAAAGCCGAACAAGCAAAAGCAACGAGGACACAACGATGAAACCGGACACGATGGCCGCTTGCGAAGCGGTCAAGCAAGCGCTCGAAACCGCGAAAGCTCTCCTGCAGGCCGAAGTGCAGGACTCCATCGCTAAAGACGATCCCGCCGACCTGGTCCGCGCCTACGCCGATCTGCGTGAGGAAGGCGAGGCGTTCCGCGCTTCGGTCGCGGACATCTCCAAGCTGGAGCAGGATCTTTCCTACACCAAAATCCCAGAGATCTTCGACGCGCACGGAATCCAGAATGTCCGCGTCGTCGGCTACGGCCTGGTCAGTCTGACCCGCAAGTGGAATTGCTCGATGGTCGATAAGCAGAAGGGCTTCGACTATCTGCGCGAGCACGGCCAGGGCGGCATGATCATCGAAACCGTGCCGGCGCCGACACTGGGCGCGTGGGCGCGCAAAGAGGTCGAGGAAACCGGCCGCGAGCTTCCGGACGATGTCTTCACCACGTCGGTCGTCCGCTCAGTATCGCTGCGACGCTCGCGATGAAACCCCGCTACACTTTGAAAGAAGGCAAACCCGTCATGGCGAACGACATCGTGCCGGCGAGCAAGTCCGCTCTGCCGGCCCACCTCCAAGGAAAGCCGAAAAACGTGAACTGGGGCGACATCGATCCCAGGCAGCGGATGCTGCCGCGCATCAAGCTTCTGCAGGCGACCTCGCCCGAGTGCGCCGACTATCCCGGGCAGGCGAAGGCCGGCGAGTTCTGGCACACCACGCTCACCGAGAGCTTGGGACCCGAGATCCTCGCGGTGCCGATCATGCGCCGCCAGACCTATAACCTCTGGGCGCCGCGCGTCCCCGGCGAAGATCGCGGCATCCTCGCCCGCGCGCGGGACTTCATCCACTGGGATCCGCCTGACGGCGTGTTCCAGGTTCGCTTCCCGATGAACCCGAAGACCTACACCTGGAAGACGGCGCGCACGGTGCGCGAGTCGGGCCTGGCGGAGTTCGGCACCAGCCGCGACGACGATCCGAAATCGCCGCCGGCCGCAACGCTGACCTTCGAAGTTCTCTGGTTCCTGCCGGATTACAACACGCTCGCGCTGAGCCTCAACACTCGCTCCGGCGTGAAAGAGGCGCGCAAGCTGTTCGCCATGGTCGACGCCAAGCCGACCAACCCGTTTTTCCAGCGCTACAAGATCTGCTCGGTGCGCAACCAGGGCCCGACCGGCGAGGTCTACTACGGCTACAAATACCGTGGCGACGGCTACACCGACGAGGCGCTCAGCGCGATCACCGAACCGATGTTCGCGGCCTGGAAGGACGTCGCGTTCGCGAGCGCCGACGAGGAGGAGGAAGTCGACGCCAGCGAGACGCACCGCGCGCCCCGCCGCTACGACGCTTCGTCCGACCGCGGAGCGACGCCGATAATGCAGAAAGATAGCGCCGTCATCGATGACGACATTCCATTCTGATGGATACCGCCCCCGACCGTCCGACGATCGAGCGACTGCGCAAGCTGATCGCCCTGGCTGAGGACCGTCGGGGGGATTCCAAGATCCGTAAGGTCGCGCAGGCCAAGCTTGCGCTCTACGCCCGATTTTACCCTGGCCTCATCCGCGAGAAGAAGCCCAATGATACTGCCCGCAAAGATCGACTTTGAGCGCTTCCTTATCCTCGTCGCTTTTGAACCGCTGATCGCCTTCCAGCGGCTTGAATTCGGCTGGGCGGTTGCAAACCCGAGCGAGGCTTATTACGCGCCGGCGACTCATCCTGGCGGCGGCAATTTAACCAACGACTTTGTCGAGCATCTCGGCCGCTCCTTCCTCACGCGAATGGGGAAGCCCGCGCTGCGTACGCTACGGCCGACGGCGAAGCCGATCATGACCACAGCGCTTATTCGCCACATAGAGGCCAGTTTCGGCCACGTCGATCCGCAAGCAGGGTTCGCCAAGGTCGCCGGCGATCATCCCGCCATGATCGAATTCGCAACCCAAGTCGTTATCCAGGCGATGGATGAGCACGGGCGGCCAGATCTGCAGGCGGCGATGAGCACGCTCAAGCTCGAGCTGATGAGCGATGCGCTCGACCTGGTGATCCAACATGCCGAATCGGCGCGCGAGCTCTGCGAGGTGAGCACTCCGCCGGCGATGCAAATCCGGATGCACCTCATGCAGTCGGTCCAGGCGATGAAGACCGCCCTCGAAATGATGCTGAAGCCATGAACGTCCCCTGCGAAGTCGAAGAGGTCGAACTCGAGAACGACGAGGGCCGCACGGTCGACGGCGTCGAGGTCGTCTGCAGCCGCTGCGGCCATAGCACCGAAAGCTTCGGAACCGGCGAGGCTTCGATCCGGCGCTGCCTCGCTCTTCTGCGCGAGGAATGTCCAAAAAAAGAACGCAACTTCTACGAGGAAGCATGAGCGACATCGAATTCGAAAAAGGGATTCCGATTCCGCGCGCGAAGAATAAAGCCCCAACTCAGTTCTCGCGCATGGAGGTGGGGGACAGCTTTGTCGGCGGCGTCAATGAGGCCGCCGCGCTGCAGCGCCACTGCGAGCGTCATGGCTGGAAGTACTGCCGCCGAATGCTTGAAGGCGAGCCTCGTATGTGGCGGCTCTGGAGGATTGAGTGAAAAAGGAAGCGAAACAAGCGGACGAGTTCATCGAGGCGCTCGAAACGATTGCGACGTTCTTTCCCGACGCGGCGACGCTGCGACGCTACTGCGGAGACGCGTTCGAAGACGCCCCGATGACGCCGGAAGGATTCATCGACTTCACGCGCGAATTGCTCGCCGCAATCAAGGAGATTCGAAAGGAATACGAATGAACCTTGAGTCTCGCTACAAAGCAGAGCTCGTCAGCGACTGTAAGGAGCTCGGCGCTTACGCGCGGCGGCACGAGGATAAGTACGCGCTCGGCCTCCTCGACATGTCGATCAAGTTTCCCGGCCATCCGCATCTCCTGGCCGAGGGCAAGCTCGCCCACTATCAAAAGTTCGCTCCGACGCTGCGGCAGTGGGTTGAGGGCAATAACTACCAGGCGGCAGGCGGCCTCTGCTGCCTCATCGGATGGGATCCGAAGACCAAGCTCATGTTCATCCACGAATGGGCCAGGGAGGCGTCCAAGGGCGGCTCCTGGCCTCCTGGCGGCGGGGAGCCGTGCGCTCAAACCCTGAAGGATTGGCTCGAATGGATAAGACAAAGACCCACGGTGACTTCAGCGACGTCGCCGCTTTAGCGCAGAAGCTCAAAAACGACGTTGGCGACGGCGATGGCATAAAGCTTAACGCAGCGAGTCTTGAGGCGATCAGTCAGATCTTTACGCGGATCGCGCGCATCGTTTACGGCGACGAGAACCATCGCAAGCACTGGGAGGACATCATCGGATTCTGCCAGGAGCGTCTTGGCCCGACGCCGAAACCCGACAAAACCATCGAAGACGACATTCATCGCCTGGTGCGCTCGCTTCCGACCGTCCGGATGGAGAAGGCCAATGGAACTCCCTGAAGTCTTGGAACAGGTCGAAATCGCGTTCGACGCCCTGGCTGCGCTGCGCAGCAATCTACCGGAGGTATTGTCAGACAGCGCCGCGCTCGCGCTGGGGCAGGCGTTTGGGGCAATCGCAGTGGCGAGGCTTCTGATCGAGCGCGAGATGACGAAGAGGCCGCACTGATGCAACTCGATCCGGTCCAGGTCGAAGCGCTGAAGTTCGCCAGGGGCAAGCGCGGCGTCGGTTACTTTATGGAAATGGGGCTCGGCAAGACGCTGACCGCGCTCGAGGAGTTCCGCCGCACAGTCGAGGCGCGGATCGCCACTCGCATGATCGTCGTGGCGCCGAACAGCTTCAAGCAAGGCTGGGCCGACGAGGTCGAGAAGCACGGCCTCAACTTCGACGTCCATGTCTTCGTCTCTGGCGCGAAGGCAAACGAGAAGTGGCTGTCGATCGTCAAATACGAGAAGCCGCCGATCCTGGTCATCAACTACGAGGCGATCCGCGCGCCGGCGGTCCTCCTGCGCCTCACGGCCTGGATGCGGATCAAGCCGACGATGGTCGTGTTCGATGAGTCGATTCAGATCAAAACGCACGACAGCCTGCAGACCAAGGCGGCGCTCGCGCTGGCGATCGAGGCGACGTTGACGCGCTGCCTGACCGGCTTGCCACAAACGCAAGGTCCGAACGACCTCTACCCGCAGCTGCAGGCGCTCGGCCTTTTCAAGGGCATGAAGTTCTGGGCGTTCCGGAACACCTTCTGCGTCATGGGCGGCTGGGAGAATAAACAGGTCGTCGGGGTCAAGAACGCCGAGGATCTGGCTGCGGCGATGTCGCCGGCGGTGTTCCAGGCGCACAAGTCCGACTGGCTTCCGGATCTGCCGCGCAAGGACTATTCGATCCGGACCTATGAGATGTCCGGCGAGCAGGCGGCGCAGTACAAGCAGATGCACGACGAGTTCGTGCTCGAGCTCGAAACCGGGAACGTCGCCGTCGACGTCGCGGTGACGAAATACGAGAAGCTGAGCCAGATTCAGTGTGGCTTCATTATCGATGAGGGCCAGGCGGTGCGCGAGCTCGTCCAGCCGACGCAGAATCCGCGGCTGACCGTCCTGCGCGACCTCCTCGAGCAGATCCCCGGCAAGGCGATCGTGATCTATCGCCACCGGGCGGTGTTCGATCTTCTCTATCTCTTCGGCAACCTGGACGAGCCGGCCTACATCAAGGGCGGCATGAAGCCCGAGGAGATCGCGGAGCAGAAGGAGCGCTTCAACACCGATCCGGACTGTCGCGTGCTTCTCGGCCAGGCCGAAGCGACCAAGTACGGGCATACCCTGCTCGGCGGCGAGGACGATCGCGACCACTGCTCGACCATGATTTTCTTCGAGAACAGCTACTCGCTCGACACCCGGACCCAGGTCGAGGACCGGATCCACCGGCGCGGGCAGCGCGGCGAGAACGTGCTTTACATCGATCTGGCGGGCACCGAGCTCGACCGGCGCGTGGTCCGCGCGCTGCAGAAAAAAGAAGATCTCTACGCCGCCGTCTTCTCGAAATTGAAGGCCGCGGCCCCGGTTTAAAAAACCGCTTGACACACTCTTTGTGTCCTCTATAACAGACATGTTCAACGAAACCGACGCTCTTTTTCAAAAACGAAAGGGCCACCTGGAGTGTTGCAGATGAAGCTTAAGATAAAGGAAATCGCCGCAAATCCGTTTCGGGATTTCACCCTCTACCCCATTGATGACGAACAGGTGCGGCGCCTGCAACAGTCTATCGATGAGTTCGGATTCTTCTCCGGCGTTACCGCCCGCCGCGCCCATCGTGGCTATGAACTCGCCGCCGGCCACCATCGCCTCGAAGCCGCGAGGCGCGCTGGCCTGACCGAGATCGAAGCCGTTGTCGATAATTATACCGACAACGAAATGGTCGGGATCATGACTTTGGAAAACATGACCCAACGCGGCTTCAACGCCGGCGCCACCCAGGACAGCGTCGCGGCCTACGCGAAGATCGTATCGAAAGCGATCCTGCTGGGAGGCGAAGAAGCCCGTAAATTTCTACAGGGTTCTTCACCGCAAACTCTCGGTATCGCGCAGGATCACATCGCCCAACAGGGCCCCGGCCGAGAAATCATCTACCGAGCCATCAATGGCTTCGGCCTCGAGGAACGCAAGGAACGCAAGGCCGCCGACGCAAAAGCCGAAATGCTGGGTGAAGGGCCAATTCAACAGGCTCTCGCCGCACTCAAACAGGGCGGCATCATGGGGCGCATCGTTGCTGACGCGCTCAAAGAAGTTAAGGCGCTCCGTATCGAACGAGACGCCGCGGAGAAGGCTGCGCAAGAGAAGATTCGTCAAGCCGAGGAGCGCGAAGAAGCCGCCCGCGTCCGCGCGGAAGAGCGCGCCAAGGCTGAACTTGAACGCCAGGCTCGAGCGGAAGAAGTTGCTCGCGAGAAGGCCGAGGCCGCTAAGGCTAAAGCTGCCGCTGCCGAAGGCGCTCGCAAGGAAGCGGCGAAACAAGCGGCGCGCGAAGCTGAGGAGCGCCGCAAAGAAGCGGCAGCGGCGCATAAGCGCGCTCAAAAGGCCGAGACTGAGCGCCGAGAACAGGCGGCGAAGGAGCGCGCCGAGGCTCAAAAGACAGCAGCCAAACGCAAGGCCGACGAAAAGGCTGAAGCCGAGCGCCGGAGGAAAGAGGCCGAGGCCGTTAAGGCGCAGCGCGAGCTCGACCGAATCTACGATCCTGACTGTATTCATGTCTTTCGTTTGACGTCGCATGAAGCAGCGTTCCGCGCTTCTGTGTTGTCTGAAGGCGGTCGCTACGTCATCCCCGTAAACAAGCAACTCGAGCTCGCAAAACAAATTCGTGCGGAAATCGACGGGCACGAAAAGCGAAGCGGCCGCGACCTAGGCAGCAACACCATTGAAGCCCTGGTCGGCGCCGTAATTGAAAAAGGGCTCGGACTACAGCGGGAAACCAACCAGGCTGAGCAGGCGCGGCTCCTTCAATCGAGTCATATCGATCGCGTGAACGAGCATTGGACGGTGATTCGGCGGGGCCTTCAACAAGCCGAGAACGCGTTCGACAAGATCATCGAAGAGCAGAAAAACTGGCCTTATGACAAGTCGCTCTTCCCTATGGATCTCGACGCCATTCAACGCATTGGCGAGATGCTCGACATCTTCAATGGTCTGCGGAAAAAGTTCGGGCTTTAAAAGCAAGCGACCTCTGAAACCTTAGTCTCAGAGGCCGCAAGGTTCAACGCAACCGCTCGGGAGAGCGACAACGAAGGAGGATAAAATATCATGTTTATGTCGCCGCGCAAGGGAAGGACAGGCATCGTAGAAACAGACGCCTTCATCGCCCATTTCGCCTTACCTTCTGATCCGGAAAAATCTCTTATTATCACGGTCGATCAGTTTGACCGGTGGGGCGTGACGTCAGGGTTTCTCAAACCCAACGTAGGAAACGACGAGCGCAACGCTGCACGCAACATTCTGCGCAACAAAATCAACAACACCGCATCAAGTCCTTCGTGGCTGGCTGATAAAAAGGAGCCATTTCACGTTTCCGTAAAGACTCATGGAATTAACTATAGAGTTTCACGCACGAACCAAGCCTTCGCCCTTAAGGCGAACAAATTGCCGGCGGAAATCAAAAGCCTAGTCAAGACTAAGAAAAACCTCCTCGATCAACTTCACAGCAGTCTCGATTTGGAGAAACTCCCTATCGGATTGCAGTTGCGAATTACGACGCTCAATCGGGAAATTGAGCGTTATGCGCTCCGGATCGATTTTGAATCGCAGCAGCTCAGCCAAGAGTTCAGTATGGTTCAGCGAGATATTGCACGCAGTATGGCTATGACGAATTTATTGCCGATGAACGGCGCCGCTCAAGCAATTCTCGATGTAAAAACGGACAGCGAGTCTCAGGACGAATTGGATCTTTGAACCTGCCTCACCGGCGAGCCCTGATGGGTTGGACGATCCGACTCATTAGGGTCTTGCAATCCGCCTCGATAGCGCCTAAATAGCTACTCGAAAGGACAACGCAATGCTATTCGGGATTGGATTGATTATCGTAGCAGGGCTGCTTTGCGCTTTGAGCCGGTGGCGTTACGAGCACAGGTATCAAAGGCCGCTGCAACAAGACATCCCAGAGGAAGGCATGGGCGTCATCGGGACGGCTGTTTTTCTCGACTTGATCCTCAAGGACTCCCATAAAGACTGCGGGGGGAAACAGTCTTGAGCTTGTCTATGGCCGGCTTAATCGCTCCGCTGTAGATCGAACCCAAATCGCTAGCAGCGCTGCGCGCGAGCGCCCCACCGAATTGTCCGTAATTCTCCGGGTTGACGGCTGTTTTCACATAACTGCTGACTGCTGGATAAGCCGAGTCGATCGCGTGCTGAACGTTGGAGTTTCGGATCGCGGATCCGGCCCAATCGAGACCCGTCTTTCCCATTTGATAGGCGGTGTAGGCCGCGGGTAAACTGCCGGAAAGCGCGTGCGCGCCATAGGCTAGAGCGCCGCTCGCCGCTTGCTTTGCCAATTGTGGAACAACGCCAGAAGGGCTGGCTGCATTGACAATGCCTTGATAGGCGTCCTTTGCCGCTCCCGTAGCGGAAGAAGCATACTGCTTCGCTAAGGTCGCAGCGCCCGTGCCAGCATCGCTCAGCTTTTGAAGGTTGGTTATGCCAGCCATGTCGCGAATACTTTTCGTGTACGCCGCCATATCGCCTCGATTGAGAGCGCTCTGGGCCGCTCTCGTGGCCGCTTCGAGAAGGTCTTCCGGGTTTTTGTCCCTGAGCGCTTTCACGCCACCGGAGAGATATTTCCCAACCGCAGCGCCGCCGTAAGATAGGCCGGCTTCCTCCGCAGCCTGCTTGGCGATGTCGAAGGGACTGAAGTCGCCCGCCATTATCTCCCGGCCAGCGCCAGACACCATTCCCTGGAAGGCAGGGTTACTGCCGACATACGGAACCACGCGTGCAATATTCGCGTACTGACCCGCCGTCTTGGCGGCGAGAGTCGCCGGGAGGCCCATATTCTGTTCTGCTTGGACGGTTTTCGCATGCTGGGTAGCGAAGTCGGTTCCACTAGCCGTCGCCAAGACTCGATCTAACGTATTGGGAATGAACGCCTCATTCCCTCCGACACGCAGATAATCCGACCAGCTGCTGGGCGCTGTAGGCGTCGTGGTCGTCTGCGTGGTTGTTTGGCCGCCGGCTTCTTCCGGCTTGTAAGGGACCACGACCTTATCGAGGTCCGGATGAGATGGAACCGGCGTCTGTGGCTGAGTTGTAATCGATGGTTGGGAGGAGACAGTGGGTTGAGCGTCTCCCTTACTGTAATCGTAAGGAAGTTTGAGGTTATTGAGAGGATCGAGAGGATCGGCCATTAGAATTCCACCCGATATCCCTGACGACGCAACTGATCACGAATGGCAAAAGCGTTTTTCGGCTCTTTTTCCATCCTCGCCTGCGCCGCGGCCGCCAACTCAGGCGGCATCGGTTTGTTGATGCCCTTCTCCCAATCCAGCGGCGCCTTACCATCATCGAGATGCATGGATCCCCCAGTCAGGTAGGAGGGATCGAAGAATGGTTTCACCCTATCGGGGGCGTTTTCAATATCTCCGCGGTCGCCGTAAAGCTTGGCCTGCGCCTCGTCCACGTAGCTAAGAAGCGGATCGATAGCTTGCGCCTGATAATCCTTCATGCTGCCAAAATTCAAAACCCTATTAGTCTGGCCAAAACCAGATCTCACCGCCGTAACTTCCGTCTGCGAGGGACGTAATCCATGTCCAAGTATGCTCTCGATAGCGCCCCTATATTCCTTGCCGTTGATCTCCTTTAGCTCGGATAGAACGCGCATCGCTCCTGGATCTGTAAGCACCACGGTCGCGACGTTTTTCTTCCAATCGTTGCTCTGGTCATCGAGCGCCGCTTGAAAGGCCACCTTCTCTGCGGTGTCCGGAGGCAGCGACAAAACTCTTGTCAGGTCTGAGTCGTTTCGCAAATCACTCAATTTCTGGCGCAGTGTATTCGTTGACGCAAGCGAGGATGCCGCGGTTGAGGCCGTATCGATCTGGTTGGCCTTGATCGCCCTCTGTGTCGATGACCACTGATCATAAGCGGCCACGTTGACGCCGTCCGGCCCGACCCAGGGCGCCGCCTTGCCGCCGTGCGAAGCGCTATAAGAGCCGGCGTCTTGAATCGCCTTCTGAGCGAAGTCGGGGCCGACGGCGGCAATCAAAGACGGCGTCAGCAGATTGACCTCCCTGTCGTTAGCGCCGCTAGCCTTGAGCTTCCCTTGCAAATTGGTGACTTGCTCCAGGCTCTTAACGGGCTGAGTCTGCTGATTGTAATCCATGACGATCTTGCCGATGTTGGCCGGATCCGCTTGGAAGGCGGCCTTCAACTGCTCCCATGATCCGAAATTAAGCGACGTCGCCAGCGCCGGCCCGCGCTGCGGATCCATGATCATCTGGCCGATCGCGTTCATCCGGTCCTGGCCCTGCGTCTGGCTCGACATCGCCATCAACTGTTGGCCGAGCCCCATCGCATTGGTCGGCGCCCCAGGAGAGAGCGCCCTGAACGACCGCTCGCGGTTCTCGGGCCGACTGATCGCCGCGCCGGCGAGGGCGAGCGATTGCTGCAGCCCCGCCGCGGCTTCTTCGCGCCCGCTCATCGCCATCAAAAGGGCGCCGAGACTATGCGGCGTTTTGAGGTTGTTCGGCTCCTGACCGGGCTTCATCATTCCGGAGACTTGCGCCATCGCTGCGGTCGGATCCTGCGGCGGCCCGGTAATTTGACCCGAGCCGACGCCCGGGGCCGTTCCCGGCGCGGGCGCGGGCAGAAGGTTTCCGTTGACGTCCAGGCCGACAGCGGTGCGATTGCGGAGCAGATTCTCGTCAGCCCAGTTTGCTACGTCCTGCCGCGGATTGTCCCCCCATATGCCGTTGAGGAGGAAGTTGCCCATATTCCCTGCGGGTACGGGCGTGTTGGCGTCAGGCATCTCGGGTCGTCCTTCCGATCGTGTCCAGGAAGCTCTGCAGGGCCGAGGTCGGAGGGGCCTTCAGCTTGATCCGCGGCTTAGCTTTCTTCGCTTTCAGCTTGACCTTCGGCTTCGTCGGCGGGGTCAAGAGCTTGATGCGCGGCTTCCCTGGCGGCGGCGCAAGCGCGGCGAGCGGTCCTGGCACGTTAGGCGAGGGCCCCTGCATCGGCATGCCGGTGGGAGTTCCGGGAGGCTGGGGGGCGCCGGCGAGGTTTGCGCCCTGGTTCTGAGCCAGCTGCATGCGCAGGAGGTCGTCGGGGTCCTCGTCGGTCTTCAGGGACAGGATATCGGCGGGGTTGGGCATCAGGAGCGCCCTTTCTTGGTTTTGGCTATCCCTAGGACCGGAGAGTCAGACTTGGGCGTCCTAGGCGGGCGCCGCGTCACGGGAAATGGCGCCCATTTGACGAAGGTCGGAGAATGCTTGTCGTCTTCCCGCACTTTCCTGTCGGCAAGCCAGCCCGCCTGGCCGCGAAGAGCCGGATCGTCGCCGCGATAGAACTGCAGCGTGTCCGCTCGGTCCGCCTTCCCATTGTCGATCAGCCACCTCGCCGCCGACGGCTCCGGATCCTTCCAGACGCCAATCTCGGCGCCATGAAGGAAAACCCGCTGCCGAGACTCGCTCGAACGAAGATCGAGCTGAAGCTGAAGGCGGTGCTCCATCACACGTTCCCCGCCAAACCATTGAAGAACCCCTTGTTATTGTAGTTCCCTGCCCCCTGGGTGTTGCCGCCGCCCTGCTGCCAGTTGGCCAGGAACTGCTGGAGCACGTTCGACTGCTGCGACGGCGGCTGAGCTTGCTGCACGTTCGCGCCTGGCGTCACGACATAGTTAGGGCGCTGCACCGCGCTGAGATAAGCCTGGGTCATGTTTGGGGGCGTCGGCGCCGTGGGCGGGGCTGGACCCGAGGGCGCAGGGGCGCCCTGCGCCTGTAGCTGCTGGATCTGCATGGCGTTATTGGTCATCTGGTCCCGCTGGGCCGCGCTCAGCGGGCCGCTGTTGCCGGATCCGAAGCCGCCAGCGTTACCCTGCGGATACGCCTGCATGTTCTGATTTTGCCCCTGAATATAACCTATCAAGGCGGCATTGGGATTGTTGGCCATCGCCTGGCCTTCTGGCGAAGCCTGGTAGTTGGCCGTGAGCTCGCTGATCGCCGGCCCCCATTGCCCCAGGGCGTCTTGTTGCGCCTGCGGCAACCCGCTCGCCGCCGAGCTCCCGCCGGTGTTGTTGATCGTAGTGCCCGGCGTCGAGGAGCCGCCCCCGCCAGCATTGTAGGCGGCGAGCGCCGTCTGATAGTCCGCCTGCTGCTGCTGATAGGTCGCCTGCGCGGCGTTATTGGCGTCGATGTAGCTCTGATCCTCATTCCCCAGCGCGTCGCCCGGAAGTTGGCTGCCGTAGGTGCCGATCGCATCGATGGTCGAGCCGTACCAAGGCATCCCAACGCCAGCCCACTGGGTGTAGGGGTTCGTCATCTGGGTCGGATCGAACTGCAGCGGATAGGGAAGATTAGCTGGCATAACCGGCTCCTTGGTATCCGTACTCGTCTAGCGTCAGCGGGCGGATCCGCCCCAGCGCGTCCGTAGGCATGGGCGGGAGGCTGTTCAGCGATACGCCAGGGGTCTGAGGCCCAAAGCCGCCCTGAAAGCCGGCAGCGGCCGTCTGTGGGGCTTGGGGAGGGGCTGCGTTGTAGGTCAAGGGGCGCGAGAACGAATTCAGCGTCTGCCCGTAGGTCTGGGGGACGTTCGGCAGCATCGCGCCGCCCATCGGGCTCACGTTGCGCGCCATCGGCGCCGGCATATCCGACAGCGCCGTCTTCTCGGGCCCGGCGTCAGCGACCTTCGCTTGGGTGTTCTTGGTGTTGTTGAGCACCGCCTCCGCGATCTGCGCCATCGGAGTCGTGGCGCCAGGCGTCGGCTTGCCGGTCGCCGGATCGATCGGCCCCTGGGTGAAGCGGCCGAACAGCGACTGGTTATCGGCGGCGGCCTGGTTCGCCGCAGCCTGCGTGCCTGGCACGGCGATGTCGTTCCTCGCGCCGCCTGGCTGGCTGCTGGCAACCGAGGTGTTCGAGGATGGAGCCGAGCCAGGAACGAAATTGTTGTCGGCGTCGAGCGAGCCGACGGCCGCGCCGTTTTTGAATCGCTGCGCCGAATTATCGACCAGCGGACGCTCGAACTTCGACGTCCAAATCTTATTGGCTTCTTCTGCGGTCTTGGCGTTCTTCAGCGCGTCGAGCACGCCTGGCTGGTAGTCGACGTGATTCTTGTCCGCGATCGAGCCGACGAGGAAGTCGCTTTGAAAACCAGGATCGGTGACCGAGCCGCCGTCAGGGACTGCGCCTTCGAGCCGCTTGCGCCTGATTCCGTTCCACTGACCGATACCGAGCGCGCCGCCCGGATCGTTCGGATTATAGGCCGTGGTGTCCAGGCTCGCATGGCTCTCGCCGCCGAGGCTGTAGAGCACGCCGAGCGCCTGGTGCGGAGCAAGGCCGGCCGCGATCAGCTTGTTGAACACCAGCTGCCGAGTGTCCATCGGCTCGCCAGGCTTCGCCGCGCCGCCGCCGCCGGCGTTCTCGGGCCCCTTCTCAGCCAGCGCACCAGGAGTCGGCGCCCCGCCGCCGATCGTGATCGTGGTGCCGGGAATGGCGAACCCGCCGCCGCCCGGCGCGCTCGCGTTCATGGCGTATTCCGACGGCACGTCCGCAACCTGGCTCCACGGCGTGCTCTTAGGCTGAGTCGACGCCTCCTTCTGCCAGTTCGCCAACTCGACGTGATTCGGGTCGCCCGAAATGGTGTTCAATCCCACTTGCGGAGCTAGGCGCTCGAGCTCGGATTGCGGAATCCCCGTCACGTCGCCGCCGAGGCCGTAATTATGCGCAGAATAACCGGGCGGCGCCGCCTTCCTCGGGCCGCCTGGCTTGCCCAGCTGGTTGTAAAGATCCTCTTGCGACTGGCCTTTCATCCCCGGCCAGCCGTAAGCCGCGCGCGTGCCTGAGATTAGCTTGGGATCGTATCCCTCCTTCTTGGCGAGCGCGATCAGCTGATCCAGCCGGCTGCCGAATTCCGGATCGAAGCCCGTGTAGACGACGTTAGCCACTGAGCGCCCCATGAATCTGAGGCGCCTTCATCCGGCGCCGTTGCTCATGCTTTCGCCACACCGGCTGACCCGCCGCCATCGCGCCGATCGTGCCGGCCGGCGCCGGTCGAGCCAGCGCGCCGAGCACCGCCGGATGGACGTGGAGCACGCCAGTTGTCGGATGCTTGGCGACCGAACCCGGAATAGTCTTCTGCAGATCCTGCGCCATCGGGCCGAGCGACTTCGGCGCTCCCGGAGGTTCGCCCTTCCAGTTGTAGGCGTAGATCGGCGTCTTGGTCGGCTTATGCTCGCCGACTTTCTGTAGATTCTTCTTCAGCCGCCTGTCGGAGGTGGGGCCCTTGCCGGCAAAGACCGAACCAAGCGCGCCGATGCCGGCGGTCGCCAGCGAGCCCCAGTCGAACGGCGTCGTGGTCTGAGTCTGGCCGGTGCCAGTGGTCGAGGTGCCGTAGGGCGTCATGCCGAGCGCGCTCTGCAGGATCCCCATCTGCGTTTGCGGATAATTGAAGGCCTGGGTAAACTTCTGCTGATCGGCGTTGATCTGCGACTGCGCATATTGCATCTGCTCGGAGCCAGCGGTGTTCTGCATGTTGAAGGCGTTGTTCGCCTGCTGAGCCAGGTTGGTGCCGGTCGAGGCCAGGCCCGACGCCGCCAGGATGTCGGAATTGATCTTCGCCTGCTGCGCCGCCTGGTTCTGTGCGAACGCCGTGTTCTGCGCCCCGACGTCGAACTCGGCCCCCTGCACCGCCTGGGTATAATTGGCTTGATTCAATTGCGCCGCCATCTGAGCCATGCCCTGCGCGCCCTGGGCCTGAGTCACGCCCTGTTGGATCCCTTGCCGACTGCCGCCATAAGCGTTGGACGACGCGGCGGCGTTCTGCTGCGCATCCTGGTTCAGCCCCAGCTGTTGCTGGTAAATTGGCAAGGTCGCGTCGATGACCGACTGAGTATACGGGTTCATGTAAGCGGACAGATTCTGACCCGAGAGTTGCGCCGGCGTGATGCTCATCGGCGTCTGCCCGAGCGCTCCAGCGTAGCCTGCGGTCGCCGCGTTGAACTGCGGGATGCCGGCGTTGCCCGCGGTCGCTGACGTGTCCCACGCTTGCTGCATCTGCGGGCCGATATCAGGCACCATCTGGCCCTGGTATTGCTGCAGCGGCTGCATCGCGACGTTCTGAGCAAAGGCGTAATTTTGTTGCGCTGCATCATTAATCCACGGCGGCAGCTGTGTAGTTTGCTGCTGCTGGGTGTCCTGGGTTGTGGTGGATCCGCCCATCTCACAATTCCTTGGTGAACAGGTAGTTTGTAGCGTGGACCTTCCAGCCGAGCGCGGTCCCGAAGGGGAGCCATCCGCGGCGACCATAGGCTGAAACCAGGTCGATGTTCATTTTGTTTGCGAACTTCACCAGCTGGCCGTCCAAGCCGCGATGATCCGCAAGGTCGCCCACCAGCGCGATGACGTCGAGCACTCGACGGCGCGGAAAGACCGAGATCTGAGTGACCATCCAGGAATTGTTCTCAACGAACGACTGCATGCGCCCGTCCGCGATCCGCTCGAGGATGTCGTGCAGCGTCCATAAGCCGCCCTGGCGCTCGAGCGCCTTGGAGAGCTTGGCGTGATAGGGCTGCGCGGTCATGGCAACCCCGACACGGTCAGAGTGATATTGCTTGCCGAGCCAATTCCGCTGACCGCCTTGACCGCGACATCGAACCAATAAGGGGTCGGGGTCAAAGCCGTCGCGATTCCAGTCGCCGTAAAGCTTCCCGACGCTCCCGCGGTCGGGGCGACATACTGCGCCGCCGAACCAATGATCGTCCCCGTCAAAGCCGCTCCAGTCGTGGGAGCCGTCCCCGCGCCAAAGCAAACCACCACGTCGGTCTCGCCGTTGGCGACGCTATTGGTGATCGCGCCTGTCGCAATCGCCATCGCTTGAGTCTCGAACCCCGGCGTAAATGTCAGCGCCAATCCCGCCATTTGATAGGAAGAACCGCTCCCAACCGAACCGCCATGCGTTCTCGACACCGAGTTCGCCGTCGTTAGCGGCGTGAAAGTGATGATCGGCGTCGTCTCCTTGCCGGAGCCAGGCGTGATCGCAGTCGAAAGCAAAAGTCCGGAATCGCTGATCGAGATCTTGAAGACGCTGCCGTTCGCTGACGTCGCGTAAACATGCGGCGTCGCTGACTGCAGGCCGAACTTGTCGGCAAAACCATTGCGGCACCACAGCGAAAACCGGCGCAGATAATCGGGCAGCGCCTGCGGAACTCCAGGCAACGGCGGCAATTCGGGCGGCGGCTGGGCGGCAGGAGGCGTGACCGTCGAGGCGACCATCAGCGATCTCCCCGCGGAACCGCGTCGATCAGGTGAGCTCCGACGGTGACGTTATTCACCTCCGGGCCGATGAGTTCGAACCGCAACCGAATGTCGCGGCCGGTCGTCCTGAAGTCGACGTAGCCGTCTGGCCGCACCTGAGCCGGTCGAGTTTGGTTTTCCGGCGCTCCCGTGCTGCGTGAATTGCGATAGAACAACGTGTACTGAACGTTCTCGATATCGCCTTCAATGTCCGGGATCAGTTGCTTGACCGTTATCAATTGCTGGCCAAGATTCAAATCGAACGTTTCCGCCCACGGCAAATCGGCGTTGCCGTAGACCGAGCCGAGCTCGTGCCGGAACGCTATTAAGCCGTCAGCCATGACGGTGTAGGCGTTATAGGCCGAGGTGTTGCCGGCCGAACGGGACATGATTCCCTGCGACCACCATCCTTCCTTGTAATTGTAGATCGCCACCCTGGTGTTGTAAGGCTGGCCGTTCTGCGGGAAGAACCACCAAAACTCGGAAAAGTCCGAGACATGCGCGCAGCAGGATTGCTCGCGCACGGTCAAGGGATCGACGTCGTCTAGGATCCAGGCCCAAACCAAGCACGCTACGGGAAGAACCGACGTGCCGTCGTAGGAAAACATCCCTTGATCGGACATCCACAGCGCCAGCGCCGTCGTCGTGGTGGCGCTTTGCGGCGACCAGGGAGCGCAGTTGTCCCCTAACTCCTCGCAATTGTAGATGTAAGGAGCGCCGAGAAACCTTGAGCGATAAACCTTCTTTCCGGTCCAGATCAGCGTTCCGGTTCGGGTGCAGAGCGCGGTGATGATCGGACTCGACGGCTCGACATCGAGGAAGCCCGCTTGGCTGACGACGTTGGAATAATCCCACGCCCCCGGATTCTCCTGGTCGCACCAAGCGAAACGATTGAACCCGCCGCCCCCATTGTCGGCAGTACTGTCGGTGCCGTCCTGGAACGAGCCGAAAATGATGACAAAGCGCTCTGGGGTGATGACAAAGCAGCGGCCGAGCGGAACCGTTCCGCGGCCTGAATCCGCCGTCTGCGCAGCCGCCTTGATAAAGGCGTAGTCAGGCGCAGGCGTGAACGCCAGCTTGTCCTTGATATGACGCCGCGAGGTGCTCGCGCTCGTCGCCCCCGCCGTTAATGTCAACGTCGTTGATCCAACGGGAAAGCTCGACACCGTGCCGACCGCTAGCTTGGTCGTGTTGTTGAACACGGTCATTCCGGGCAGGACCGAGGTAGCGCCGGAAGGATTCGACTGACCCATGGTTATCGTCAGCGCGCCAATTGACCACGGCAGACTGCCACGCAGCGTGACGACGGTGGATGCTGGCGGCAGCGTCGGATCGAACTTCAACAGCCGTGCGTCGGCCGAAGTCATCGCATAGAGAATCTGCCCGAAATTATCGAGGCTGTAGGCGTCGGGCAGTTCACTGACTTGTTGCGCAAAGGGCGGGTTGGGCGACTTGCCGTACAGAGAAACCCCATCCTGGTAGTAGCCGTCGCCGTAACCGCCTACCGATCCTGTCGGCGCGGCAATCCCGTCGACCGGCGTGATCTCGGTCAGGACGCCGTTGGTTTCGATGTAAAGGTTCTGCTCGCACAAATACGCGGTGTAATACAGGAAATTGAGATCGTACCAGCCGTGGATCGCCTTGCAGCGGGAGGCGAAGCTAAAATCATATTGGGATTGTCCGCCGACGGGGGCCATCTGCCCTGCCTGCCAACGAACCAGGTTGACTTCGGCCCAATTGCTGGACTGCTGTTTCTTCGTCGCCTTAGCGACGACGCCTCCTGGGATGTCGATTGGAAGAAACTTGCTGCTCATGACGCCCTGATGATGAAGTTGAGGACCAGGTAGGGCGGAAGATTGTTGTGCGGCGTCCCCGAGCCGGTCGCGTTGGTGCCGGTAATGCCGGTAAAGGCCGGCTGAGTGGTGACGTTGACGATATTCTGGCCGCTGGCCCCGGTGCCCTGATGGCCGCCGCTGGCGTTCGCCATCACATTGTTGACGGCATGCGTGTGCTGCTTGTCGGTGATGGTATGGGTGTGCGCGGGCAGCTCAGCCGTCGTCAAAACATGCGTCGCCTCGCCCCCGGTCGCCGCTACGGTGTGGCTTGGACCCGCGCCGATGGCGAACTTGTCTTGCATATTGGGCAGATTAAAGCTCCCTCCCGAACCGCCATAGGTATAGAGGATGACCGCGAACAGCTTGTCGTAGGCCGTCGTTGAAAGCGACCGGCCATCGCAGATGAGCCAGTTGGGAGGAGGACCAACGCCCGCAAACATCGAAATCGAACCGATTGGCAAGCCCGCCTGTTGCGCAGCGAACACCTGCGTATCAATGTCCGCCAAATCCCCATTGAGCGACCCGCCCCAGGTCGTGGCGGCCGAGCCAACCTCTGGCATGATCCATCGAAAATGAACGGTCTGGGTATCGGGCATATCTTAAATTCCCATCATCAGGGCTGACGCGCCCCGCACCACTGGCGTGTAGACGATGACGATCACGCCGAGAGCGCCATTACCGCCTGCGCCATAGCGCGTATTTCCGCTCGCCGAATATCCGCCGCCGCCTCCCGCGCCGCCGTATAATCCGCCAATAGCGCCATTAGCCGCGTTCGAAGACGAGCCCGCGCCAGAACATCCGCCGCCGCCGCCGCCGCCGCCGCCCGCGCCAACGGTCCCGAGTTCGATTCCCGCTCCGCCAGCGCCGCCGTTTCCCCCCGGCACATTGGTGGCGTTTCCGCCGCCTCCGCCGCCGCCGCCAGATCCATGCGAACCTGCGCCGCCGCCGCCGCTAGGAGCCGTCCCGCCAACGCCTCCAGCTGTCGTGTCGAAGGCCGCGCCGCCACCAAATCCGACAGTCGTGTTGTTGGTTTGCGAACTTCCTACCGCTCCGCCGCCGCCAGCGCCGCCGCCTGCACCGCCTTGCGAAGTCCCGACAGATCCCGGCCCGCCGCCAACTGCGCCGCCGCCATTGGGTCCACCTGCGCCGCCGCCGCCGCTGCCTCCTACCGCGTTGGTCGTGCCTGCTTGCGCCGCGCCCGCGCCGCCATTGAAAGCGCCCGTTGTCGGAGTGCATGCGCTCGCTTGCCCGCCGGAAACGCCGCCTGGAGAGCCGCCGCCGCCGCCTTTGGCGATGACCTGGCCTGAATTGAAATCGGTATCGCCGCCCGCCGTTCCTAGAACTTGGCTGGACGTGGCGACCCCGCCGACGCCTGCAACGCCAATGACGACAGGAATCGAAGACCCCGGTGCCAGAATGATATTGGAGATCGTCGCATAAGCCCCGCCGCCGCCAGCGCCTCCCCCACGCGTTCCGCTAGAGGTTCCCGACATTCCGCCGCCGCCCGCGCCGATCACATGCACCCGATTGACCGGCCCGAAGTCGTTCGGAACCGTCCAGGAGCCGCTCGCGGTGATGACGACGGTGGGCATCAGCGATAATCCTGCCCCACCACCGAGCCGTAGACGGTCGCCCCGCCGTCGTCGGACATCAGCAGAACGATGTCCTTCTTGCCCGCGCCCGAGGTGATCGTCGGCTGCGTCCCGCCCGGCCAGATCGTCCCAGCAGGCCAGCCAGCAATCGAGAACGCGCCGGTGTTGGCGATGATCAGGCGCACCTTCCCTGTTATGCCAGACGCAGGCCAACCCGTTACCGTTACACCCGTAATCGAAGCCGTCAGCGACAGCGTGCAGTTTTCGCCCAGCGTCCGATTGATCGCGAGCGCCGCGCCCGATTGGGTAACGGTTTGCGTCTTGAGATCAGCCGGCCCGCCAACGACGAGGCCGCCGCTGAGAGCGCCGCCGGTCAGGGGCAGATAGCTCGAAAGCGCCGTGGTCAGCGCATAGGGGGCGAGCGTCGCCGCCCAGTCGGTGATGGCGGTATGGTCGGGCTGCGCCCATGCGCCGCTCTTGCGGCCGTAGAATGCGCCGCCCGTACTGGCGTCAGACAGCTTGGCGAAGACGGTCGAATCGATGCCGTCGAAGTTGGTGTTGATCTCGCCGCCCCAAGCATCGGCGTCACCACCGACAACGGGTTTGGTCCATCCGTAGTTTAAGGTGCTAGCCATTGCAGAGCGCGCTTTCTTCCCAGTCGACCGGATCGCACGGCGTCGTCATTTGCCACAAAGGTTCTGAGACGAGGTCCAAAGCGGCCGCGAATGTTACGGTGTAGGACACGCCGCCCACCAAATCGCCAAGGATGAGTTCGAGGTCGCCCTCGATGTCGGTCGCCAAGGCGATGGAGCCTGCGAGATTGCGCGTCACACCAAGGCTAGCGGCGGAGAGAGCAACCTGGGGCGTCAAAGCGCCCGCAAGAGTCCGGATCGTCGGCGTGCCAAAATCGAAGTCGGCGGAGAGGGTGACTACCGGGCGAAGATTGCCCGAAAGGTCATGCGTCTGCGTCTGGCTGTAGAGGCCCTTACCGTAGAGCCCTTTGCCCCAGAGCGACGCCGCCATGTCATTGCGCCGTAATCGTCAGCGCGCCGGCGGGGAAGCGCGCGGTGTCGCCCGAGTTGACCAGCTTCGGCGTGACTAGCGCGCCCGAGCCCTGGAATGTCCCGCCCGAGGCCGCCGTCCAGACGCCGAAGTAAGAGACCGTCCCCCACGCCGCCGTCGCCGCCGGATAGGTGATAATCGCGGTGTTGCTGGCGGTTGTCGGGTTATTGCCGGTGTTGGTGTAGGCGACCGGCCCTTGACGCGCGTAAGAGCCGCCCGTCACCTCGCTGCCGCCGGTATCAAGCGGATCGGCCGTGTGCAATGAGACATAACAGGTTGTGGTGAGGGGCGCGAGGGTTGCGGTCTCGCCCGCTGAGGATAAGCCGGTCATTTTCCTGCCTCTTAACTTCCATAAGCGTTAGTAACAATTGTCGATGACGCCTTGTTAAATAGAACGCCGCGCGCCTTGACCGTCGCTGGCGCGGTGACGGTGAACGGACCCGTATATTTCTTCGCCGCCGTCAAAGGGTCTGAACCGTCGGTGGAGTAATAGACATCCTCCCCTTGGGCCGGCGTGATCGTCACTGTGACCGTCCCGGTTCCAAAACCGCTGCCGCCAGCAGGCGCAGTCGCCGGAACGGGGCTTTGCCCAGACGGCAAAAGCCAAGCGTCCATGTATTCTTCGGCCCATTGCCGATACCCGGCGTAAGTCCGATGAGCGCCGTCGCCTTGCCACAACCCGTCGTCGCCGAAGATGGTCTTGGTCAATGGGTCAACTGCCGCAATGTTGTCCATCGCGGCGTTGTACGTCGCGTAGGCGGCGGAAAATTTGCTCATAATGATCAGCGAATTTGCCCCGACCAGCGGGCGCAGCTGGGTGGCGAAATAATTCTGCGTCGCCGTCGTCCACGTTGCAACCGGGGTTCCGGCAAGGGCGTCGTTGATCCCTTGCGAGTACATCACAACGGTCGTGACGTTGGTGTATCCTTGCCTTTTGATCTGCGTGATCGCGTTGTTGTAATTGATGACAATGGTGGTCCAGATGCCAGAGGCGTCGCCGGGGGCGAATTGAGCGATCTTTGTGCCGCCAAAGCCCGCTTTGAGCAAGAAAACCGGGACCGTCCCTACCCGACCGGCATTAACGGCGGACAGCCAGCCCAGTTCGCAGCCGAAATAGTTGGTAGGATCAGCGCTATTGTTGACGCCGATCGCTAACGGCGTAAATAAATTGCTGTAAAAAACCTGCAATCGCGCCCCCGGCAACTTATCGACAGGCAAGGCGTCGGTCATTAATCCCCTGCCGTCGGCGTTGCTTTCACCCGTATTCAAAAACAAAATGGCGGTTTTTGCCCCTAACGCGCCGCCGGAAAGGCAAAGCCCGCCGCCAGGATCGACAGCAGGGAAGAACGATCCGCCGGGGGCCGGAGAGCCGAATGGAGCCGCCGAGCCGCAAGCGCTCACTACATTGGCCTGCTGCGCATAGGCCGACGAGCCGCTCCAGAAAAGCGCGACGACGACAGCGGCGAAAAGGATCATCCGTCCCATGGTGTAAATCCCGCTGGAGGGGCGAATGCCTGGGTAGCGCCCGTGGGTTGGAGGGTCCAAGTATCAGAAGTTGTTCTGAGCGCTGGCACGCCGAACGACATGGCGAAGAACAACGGCCCGACCATGACCGGATCGAAAGTTGTGGTCGGGTTGGCTCCAGAAGCGGGATCGCCGGCGCCGCCGCCGCTGGGAGTCAACCAAATATTGTTGTACGCGACCCAAACCTTATTCGAGGTAAAATCGACAGCCAGTCCTAGAACAAGGGGAGGACCCGCTGCCGATCCGACCGGACTTGCCGCATCTGGCCCGGTAAAGCCCGCACTTTTGAATACGTTGCCAGCGGGCGCCCAACCAAACGAGTAGTTGGTAGACCCAAGGTATGTAGCGATATTAACCCCGCTTGACGCCAATCCGACATGACTGGACGCCGTTGGCGTCGCGAGAATAAGCGTTTCTATATAATATTTACCAGATGTCTTGCTTGTCGTGACCCTGATCATTCGCCACGCGACAAGCGCTCCCGTCGTGACCGTAACTGTCAGCCCGCCGTTGGACAACGCGAACCCGTTGGCGGTGGCGTCGGCGGCGGACCAGACGGTTGTAGGCGCGCTCGGCGCGCCGCCAGACCCGCTGCCGCTGACACACACAGCCCCAGTAGTATCGACTGTCAAATTCCCAGGCGTTCCCGCAGTGTAGTTCGCCGTACCGCACGTCGAAAGAACGGTTGCCCCCAGCGCGCGGGCAGGAATGAGCGCGGCAATACCGCCAAGGATGTCACGACGTCTCATGCGAAGCTCCCTTTTTGCGCCGGAATCGCGGTAACAAACATCAGCGCCAGCGCGAAGAAGAAGAGCTTCATCCAAAGCTCCTCCTCATCGTCCGCGTCAGCCGCGAGCCGCTCGCCTTGGCGTAAGCCCACTCAGCATTGAGCTTTGCAATCCCATCCTCGACCAGCTGCTTCGCCATCGCCGCGGACTGCTCCTCGCCAACCGCGTGCATGTACGCGTGCATCATCGCCGCCGAGAGATAGAGGCTCGGGTATTTGGTGTAGATCCAACTGTCCTGGTCGTCCGAGAAGACCGGAACCTCGCCGTAGTATGAGATCCTGACCGTCTGGCCTTCAGTCGCATCCGGCGGCCCGCCGAAGAAAATCTGGCGACCCTCGATCGTGTAGAAGCCGTTTGACCACTTGTCGGGCAGCTTGAAAAACTCGTCACGCGGCCGGTAATGGATCGGATAGAATCCCGTCGGCGTCGAAACGTTGGCGAGCCTAACCAGGCTCATCTCGATCCAGTCATCCGGCAATGGCGCGCACCGCGCGGCAATCAGACCGTCATCAGTCTGAATCATCCGGCCGACGCGGAGCTCAGCGTTGAACTTTTGTTCACTCATCCGAACAAAAGACGTCGCGAGCGCGTCCGACCAGTCTTGGCGATTCTGCCATTCCTTGATCTGAGCGATGAAGTCGGAGAAGTCGGTCATGCGAGCCCCACCGACGCCAGCCCAACCCGGCCAAACACGCCCGCACACTCAGCGAGACGCCAGAGGAACAGCAGAATGAGGATCGCAACCACGCCGCCGATGACGATCTGAATGATGTTCCAGTAAGGCGCGCTGGTGATGCTCTCAAACCAGCCACCGAGCAGAACGCGAAGCAGCGCCAGGACAACCAGGATGACGATAACGAAGATCGCCACCTGAAAGATCGTACCGATTCCAAACCCGCACATGTCATGGCGCCTTTCCGCAGTCGATCAGCATCCGGGTCAGCGTCTGACGTTCATCTCGCTGCACGTTCGCGACCCACAGCAGCGCAAAAATCATCCCGGCGTTGAGAACCACGACGACGAGCAACAAGGGGGAGGACTTGAGTGCGCCTATCGTCTCAACGCCAAGCTGAGTCATCACGGAATCCGTATCGCGTTGGAAGCCGGCGCTATGGTCGAACCTTGCCCGTTGATTGCCGTGACTACGCAATCGATGCTGTGGCCGGAATCCGTCGCGGTGACGATGGTGTAGGTCGAGGTGGTCGAATTTGATCCAAAGTTCACCCCGTCACGGCGAAATTGGTAGTTCTTAGTGGTCGGCGTGCCAAGCCAATTGCCCTGCGTACAGGTGAGCACCGAACCATTGGCGTAAGGCGGTACGCCGTAGAGAAAGGGAACATCGACCACGCCCGGAGGCGCCAGGGCCCCAGTGACGCCGTCGATCGCCTGCGCCATCGTGGCGTTGCTGAGATTGCCGGCCTTGCCCTTGTTGACATGATAGAGGATCAGGTCGGTGAAGTCGGTATTGGCGAGATTGCCGAACTGCACCGCAGTTGAGGCTGGATTCTCAATCGTCTCGTCGTGCGTTGTCGTATCGCTCGCCAACGCCGTCGAAATAGCGTTGAGCTCGGCGTTGACCGCGGCCGGGGGAGTCGGATTGGCGACCGTGGAATACCAACGGAACTTCAACACCTGGAGAGCGACCTCCTGCTGGAATTGGCTATAGCTCACGCTCATCAGACTCTCCCTCGCCACACGCGCCACGGCGCCCCTTCGTCGGAATTGAGCCAGCGCGTCCAGTCGTCCTCGTCCCATTGCTGGTGGATCGCGCGCTCGTAAATCGATACCGGAATACGAGCGGCGAGCTTGTTGACGCCATGCGTCATGATCTCGCGGTCGCGATGGATGCCATCGAGGATCGGCTCTACGTCCTGCTCCGTGACGACGGAGACCTGATTAGGGTCCTCGTCGTCCCAGACCATGGTGCGTCGGACGCCGTCGGCGTCGCGATATATGCGCTTGCGCTCGGACACTACGCTTTGATGCCGTTGAACAGAACATTGGCCACAGCGTTTCGCATCTCGACCCCCCATTCAACGACGATCATTCGCTGCTCGGCGTCGCCGGTTCTCGCTAGGAGGTACTGTCGAAAGGCTCTGAAGAAAGCGACCGCGATGTAGTCCGGATCGATCAAGAGGCCGAGATCGGTCGGCAACCAGCGCGACGGCGCGACTTTGATCCTGCCGAAGTCGGTCGCGATCACGTCGATGGTTGAAACGACTTCCGTCTTGCCCACCAAAACCTGCGTCGTGCTTCGGCCGGTGAAGGTGGAGATGGTCCGCTTCGGACCAGGAGGCACGATCCAGAGCGTCGGTGACGCGCCGTTGGTGTACGCGTTCTGCATCGCCTGGCCCAACATAGCTTCGGTGACCTGAAGCTGGTTGCCGCCGGACACCGCGGCAAACGGCGCGTCGCCCGTCAGCGTGCCGGCCGCCGTCGGCAAGCTGGTGGTGTAGCCGGCGACCGCGCCGCCCTGGCCAGCCGTCAGTCCGAGCCTTGGCGCAGGAGCTCGAGCAATCCAGTGCGGAATCGACTCAGTGGTGCGCGGCGACGTCGCTTGCGGAGCATCGCCGTCGACCCGCTGCTGCCGGCTGCACATGATCGATTCCATGTCCGATTTGAGCACCTTGCTGGACATAGCCATCTGGTGCGCCATTTCGGAACCTTTGCCTGCCGCATCAGCCTCTTCTTGCGATCCGGAGACTGTCGCGTCACGCTCGGAGATCTGTGTGACGTTATTCTGCCGAAGCGTAGGTTGTGAGACTCTCGGGCTGAGAGCAAAGCCTTCGTATTGGGCGTTGTTAAGATCAACGGCGGCTAGATTTTCGATCTGCCAGTCGAAAATTCGATTCTTTACGTTACGCCTGCGTATAGCAGACATAACTGGAGTATCGAACGGGTCTATATTGTAGATCGCGTTGCTTAAATCTTCCCTATTACCTTTCGCGTCGTATGTCGTGAAGGCGTTAACAATCTTTGCCATGTTGGTTTACTCCGGATCATCTGAGAAGCCTCTGGAAGAAGCCTTCGGCGTCTTCCATCTTTCCTGTGCGAGCGAGTTGTCGCTGGGCTTCGTCGATGTTCCGGCGTCCTGCACTCCCATTAATGGGCCTAGCGGAACCGGGTACCAACGCCTTGCCTTTACCAGAGATGACCGCTTGGGGTCTTACCGCCATCCCTTGGTCGTAGAGGTGCGCTTTCAAAAGGATATTGAGCATCCTCTTGTCGTACACACCGGCCACCTCCTGCTCGTTGAACCCCTCGGCCAATGCAGTCTGCCGCATCCCGCCGATGATTCGCCGCAGTGATGGCTCGTCCTTGATCAGCTTATTATGATCTTGGACGAATTGTGTAAACTGCTCCGACGCATATTGCGCGCTGCGCCGGTCGTTCTCCTCACGCCCATTCTGGATCGCCCAGGCTCTGTTTTGCCTGATCAGCGCGAGCTTGTTGTGAAAATTCTGGAAGCCCTTCTGCTTGAGATGAGCCCCTTGCGGATCCCGCGCAAATTCCTCATCCCAATTCGGCTCGGGAGGCGACATCTGGCGAAGGTCTTCATCGAGAAACTGCAGCCCCCTGACGTAGAGGTCGCGCAGTTGAGCGACTCGCGCGTTCTCCTGATCAACGACAGCGCGGCTCTCGTTGACCTTGTTCAGGCGCGAGTGAAATGTCGCCGTACGGATATAACCGTCGCGGAGCTCGCCAAGCGAAACCGTGGTCGGTTGGCCGTCGACGGTTATCTCATACTGCGGCTCTTCATCCTCTTCATCGACGGCGTCTTCGCCTTCCGGCTCATCCTCGGCTCCTGCGTGTCCGTCGTCGGCGGCGGCAGCATCGCGCTCCTCGTCGTTGTCTGGCTGTACAGGTCGTTCGCCACTCTTCCCTTCAGTTTGGGCGGGCGCTTGGCGGGATCGTGATTGAGCTTCGCGGTCTTGCCTCTCGTCAATCCAGCCATCTGCTATTCCTCTCTCGCGATCGCGCAAGCGGGTGTCATCCCCGCCGTCGCTGGTGTCTCCGGTTTCCGGATCGCCTTCAACGACCCGCATCTCAAACAACGGCGTCGGACGCTCCGCGACCGCGGCGAACCGGCCGCCATCATCGCGAGCCCGCGTCGCCGGCTGACGCTGCGCAGGTTGCTCGCTGGCGCTCTGAGCCGGATCGATCGCGCGCTGAAAGGCGCTAGCTGCGTTGTCGTCGCCGTCAGCCATGCTTCCTCTTGTTCAATGCGAACTTGTAGTCGGTGATGAAGCGCTGCAGTTCCTGCGGCACCGCGGTCAGAACCTGGAGCCGGCGCGTCAAATCATCCTTCGTCTCCCAGTCCTTTGCGTTCATAAGTTCGTTGAACCACTGAATGCGCAGCGACCGAACGGCGAGCATGAACACGCTGTTCTTGTCGAGAAGCTCAGTCGCCTCATTGCTGAGCTCCCGCTTAGCCGAGCTGTCATTCGCTCGAGCGTCGGGCGCGAAGAAGTCGACCTCGTCGGTCATCCCCCGCCCCCGTCTTGGCTCGCCTTCGCCGCCTCGGCCTGCTGAGCCGCAACCGCTTGGTCGCTCGCGGCCTGGACATGGGTCTGATGCACGTCGATCGCGCCGTCATGCGCGGTCTTGAACATATCGGCCGCCATCTGCCCAAGCGCCTGAGTATGCTGCGCGTGAATCTGATCGGCCTTGAGATTGAGTTGCGCCTGGTCGTTCAGCGTCCTTTCGCGCAGCTGCGCCATCGCCAGCGCGTGGTCCTGATCCTGCTGCGCCTTGCGAAGGTTCTGATCGCCCAACGCCTCGGCTGCGTCGGCCTTGACCTTCTGGTACTGCGCCTGGGCGGCCAACGTCATCGCATCGGGTTCTTTTGGCGCGCTGTACAATTGCTGCAGCTGCTGCGGATTCGGCATCTTGAAGTAGCGATTCACGTTCTTGATGTTCGCGATCGCCAGCATGTCCGTTTCGGTGTTCAGCATCTCAACCACGCCGCAGATTGGATTCGACAACCCCATCTGTGCGACGATCGCCTGCTGATCCTGCTTGATCTGCTGCAGCGTCATCAGCCTCACGCTGTCCGAGCCCTTGCCGAGCGTCGGATTGACCTCAACCGACATCGAGGCGTCGAAGGTCGAGGTGTCGTAGTCGACCCAGTTGCCGTTGAGCTTCAGCGTCCGCTTCTGGTTCGGGTTCTCGCAGATCTCGTTGAACAACCCGACAAACAGATCCTTGAAGCCCGTCTCCGCAAGCACGCGCGCGACAAGCTCGGTGCGCTCCTGCTGACCGTTAATGATTGCCTCGACGCCGATCTGCGTCGAGGACTGCAGCTGCTTCGGATCCAAGCCGCGCGCGGCGTCCGACAGGCCGGTGCGGCGCTGCAGAACGTCGTTCACCATATCGATCACCGGCATGATCTGCTGGCCGAGAAACGGCGTGTTGGTGTACATTACCGCAGCGTTCGGATCGCCGCGCACCCGGATGACAGCGCCGAGATCGTCGTTGAGCGCGTCGTCCACGTTGACGTTGAGCTCGTTGATCACCGTCTTCGGATTAATGCTCTCGGCCGCCGAGTCGAGCACCGCACGCGAGAGGTTCGTCTTCAGCCGCTGAATGTCGATGATGTAGTCGGCCAGGCTGTCGCCCACGATCGTGTGGCTGATCGGATCGCAGCTAAACAGCGCGAACTTGATCCGGTTCGCCGGCGCGTTCGAGATGATGTCGGCGTTCTCGCCCATCGTGATGACGTGGCGAAGCTCGGCAAAGCCGTCGCCGTCCTCATCGACGCGGACATACCATTCGCCGTACATCACACCGTCGCCAATCCGCGTCGCCATCATCCGGCCGGGATTGCGCAGCTGCGCTTCCTGGGTCATTTCCGGCGTCGACTGGCTCTGGATGTACTCGAGCAAGTCGTCGCGCTTGTAGCCCATCGCGGTGAGCTCATCGACCGGGACCACGCGCTCGTGGCCGACAAGCCGGCTCTCGCGAAACGTCCGCGCGTAACGGTCGAGCCGCATCTCTTCCGGCGGCACGCCGCAAACCTTGATCATCGGCTTCGACACTTCGTAGCGGAAGACAACGTGATCATAGATCGGGGGCGGCGGCATCGGCGCCATGGCGGTCCCTGGCGGCATACCGGGGGGTTGAGTTCCGCCAGGGGGCCCCATGCCCGGAATCGCGCCAGGCGGCCCGGGCGGTGGCTGCATCTGCGGCGGCGGCGTCGGAGGCATGATCGGCTGGCCCATCTCAGCCAGCTTCGCCGTCGGATCCTCGCTCAAAATCTGCTGGATCTGCTGCGCAGTGATGTTGGTGAATTCCTTCGTCCGATACTCCTTTCGGGTGTCGGTCCACCACTTGAGGTAGCCCGTGCGAACCGTCAGCGCGTCCTTGAAAGCGCCGTAGAGCAGCAAAAACCCCGGATTATCGTTCCAGAAAGTGTAGTTTACGTAGCTTGTGGCCTGCGTCGCCATGTCGCTTTCGGCCGCGCCGCGCGGAACGAGCTCAATCGGAGATTCGGACGCGCCGAATAGCCGAATCAGGCTCGGCAGCATCATCATCACCGCATCGCGGACGTCGGTCGAAACGTATTTCGAACGGTTGGCTTCGTCCTGAGTCTGATTCTCGACCTGGTTATAGGTCGCGTTGGCGTCCTGGATGATCGTGGTGTCGGACCAGGGATTGTTGTCATTGCCGTCGAGCGTCGGCAGCAGCCCGTAGTAATATTTCTGGGCGTAGTCGCGGTCGCCAGCGAGCACGGAACCCTCGTAATCGCGAGAGTCCTTGATCATCGCCTGGATATATTCGTCCTTGGAATCGGGGTCGAATGGATCGTAGGAGGAGGTGTTGCCCCCGCCCGAGTCCTTGAAACTCGCGAAGATCCGTTCCACTCAGCCTCTCAGATGAGACTTTTCTTAAAATCCCAATAATAGCCGGCGATAAGCTCAGCTTTGTCGAGCCCGTTCACGATTTTCCGCGCGTTGACCGGATCCTCCTTATCGGCATTAAAGAAATCTGGCAAGCCGACGCCGGTAAACCAGCCGTCGATCATCCCGTCATAGAGCACAAGCGCGCTCGGCACGGTCTCGAGCATGCGATGGGGGTATTCCACCATCGGGCAGATGACGCCGTAGTTGCGCATCAAGACGCTCTCGCCCTTTTCGTAGTTCTCGAACCAGGTGAGTTGAACGAAACCGCGGCCGTAGTAACACTGATTGTAGGGGCCGGCCGGCACGCCGTATTCCTTGCCGCTGCCTTTGCCGTATTCCTCGATCGGCTGCATCTCTTGCGCCGTCTCGTGGAAGGCGGTGGCCAGCGCGTACGCGAGCCACCGGATGTCCTTGTTGGGGTGGTGGACCTCCCAGGTGTCCAGAAGATCGTTCATTCCATTGACTTGACGCTGGGAGAGCACGCCCTGAAACGGACTCTCCCGTATCGCGTCGAAGAATTTGTCCCGGTCGATCACTTCGGTTCGGGAGCAGGCGGCAGCGAATTGTCGATTCCCGAATCCACGTCATACGCCGTCACGCGCCACTCGGTCACGTCGGGACGCTTGATCGCGACAATGATTTTGTCGTCGTAGGGCTCAGGCAAATAATCCGGCAAGGGCGGGTTGATGGTGTCGGGAGGAACCGGCTGACCGCTCGGGTAATTGCCGCTCCACGGCGGCCGGTTGCCGGGATGACCGGAGCTCGACCCAGGCGGAAGTCCGTGATCTGGGTGCCCCGGATGATGAATCGGCCGATCGTAACTAGGATCGACCGGATAACCATGCGCAGGATGACCAGGATGATAAATCGGCTGGCTGGGATGTCCCCCGCCGCCAGGTAGGCTGTTGTCGATGCGTCCGCCCTCAAGCGGGATGATCCAGTAGGCTTGCGGCATGCGATGATCCTCCCACGTCCGTTGCGACGTGAGTCTTATCATCGCCCCTTTTGCGCGACTAGGCTATGACGATCAGCGCTCCAAGAAAAACATTCGCCCCGTGCCGACGATCACCAAGATCGCGCCAGCTAAGAACGCGCCCCAGTTGACCAAGAGGTAATCGGTGCGGCCCATCGCCAAGCTGGCGGCGAGGAGCATGATGCCGATGACGATGATCGCGCGGCTGGTCAC